TCCGAGTTCGACTCCTCCTCCGAGTTCGACTCCTCCTCCGAGTTCGACTCCTCCTCCATCCTCGACTCCTCCTCCATCCTCGAGTCCTCCTCCATCCTCGACTCCTCCTCCATCCTCGACTCCTCCTCCATCCTCGAGTCCTCCTCCATCCTCGAGTCCTCCTCCATCCTCGAGTCCTCCTCCAATACCGTACGACTACAGTCTCTCCTACGAATTATATAGCGCCGCTTCCGCCTGCATGTTCGGGTCGGCATCGACGTACTACAGCCCGTTCTCTCCTCTGGTGGAGGGCGCATCGCTGTGGGCAAACATAGCGATGAGCCTCCCAGCGTCGGGGGGGTATTATTCAAACGGAGGACAATGGTATCAAGTGGCTGACGGCGGGACGATCATAATTCTCGGCAACTGCTCATGACCGAACTGGAAAAATATCAGGGTATCTACGGATCTGTCGACTTTTCTAGCTACGGCCATACATGCCACGGCGCGCGAGCAATTCCTATTATTGCTCGGTGGCAGCCGAAAACAGTCATTGACGTCGGCTGCGGTCATAATGAGTTTGCTCAACGACTCCGTCAGGCGCTTCCAGAAGCGAGCATCATTGGTTGCGACTTTGCCTGCCCCTCAGCGGATCTGATCTGCTGGGGACATGACATTCCGCAACCTGACAAAAATTTCGATGTTCTGACCGCGTTCGACGTTTTGGAGCATCTTCCTCCCGAGGACGTGGATAGGACGCTTTCCGAGTGGGCTCGGATCTCTAAAAGATTCTGCGTTTCGATCAGCTACGTCGATAGCATCAACCGCTACAAGGGCGAAACTCTGCATCCGACCGTTCGGCCAGAGGGATGGTGGATTGATCGATTGATGCGTGCCGGAGCGATGGAAATCAAAATCGAGGGACGTTATATCTATGGCCGCTGGATCCAGCCTTTGCGGGTCGCGAAAAACGCTAGGGTCATCCTTGTTGGCAACGGTCCTTCAATTTTGGCGCAAAAGCTCGGCGAACAGATCGACGAATTCGACGAAATCGTTCGGTTCAACGATTATCTAACAACCGGATTTGAAAAGCATGCTGGCAGCAAAACAACGCTCTGGTCATGTTTTGCCCCGATTTCCAAAAAAGCCCAACACCCTAGAATTCTGCTCCCGCACGAACAGACCAACGCCGACTCGAGCGCGAAGGAAGTCTACAAGGTGCCGGCGAGGCACTACAATGAACTCCGCCGGATAATTCAGGAACGGGCGTTGGTCAGATCGGGATATCGGCGAGACAGCACCGGCTTGCTTCCAAGTTCCGGCCTACTGGCAGCCACATACCTGCTGAATGTAGTTGGCGTGGATCAATTGAGTTTGATCGGATTTGACCACTTCGCCAAGGATCGCTCAAGCCAACATCATTATTGGCTCCCAGGCGCGTTCGGAACGCCAAGAGAACATGACGGAGATGTTGAGGGGGATATTTTCGACGAGTTGCGAAAAGCGGGCAGAATTTTCAACATCGGCACGGTGTAGCTCTCGTCGCGCTACCCGGTTGTGCGCCCTGACAGAGAAAAAACATGCCACCTATCCATAAAAGCGACCAATTAGGCAGTCAGCTAGGCATTCGGACAGACGCGCATCCGTTGACTCGTCCCAACACAATCAACCCCCTGCAACGCGCAAGAACGCCCGTAAAAACCGCTTGATGGTGGGATCTTCGTTGCGCAACGAAGATCCCACCACCAGACCAGTGAAAAAACGAACACCAGAGTTGGCGAGAGCGGTCCTAGAGCAGGACCTCGACGAGCTGCAGCGTCGGGTGGCGGATGGAAGGCGCCTGACCAAGGCCGAGCGAGAGATGTTGCGCCAACTGGCTGATGATGAGGCTGATGAGCCGACCGCTCCCGCTGATCCAGTGCCGGTCGGGTTCGCCAAAAATTACGTTGAGCTGGCCGCCGTGCTGGGCGTGCATCGGAGAACGCTGCAGGCATGGCGGAAACTCATAGGATGCCCGGCGCCTCGACCGGATGGGAGGCTGCTTATCTCCGAATGGCAGGAATTCATGGCCAACAAGGACCAGGCGCAGCAATCACAGCCGCAGGACTCCGAGGAGCTGAAGGCGCGGAAGCTTCTGGCCGAGGTCGAGGAACGGGAGCTGAAGGTAGCCATTCGCCGCGGCGAATACGTCCAGATCGACGAAGTGGCGCGAGAATGGACAACCCGGGCCGGAAGGGCCGTAAATCTTTTGCGAAACAAATTTGAGTCCGAGCTTCCGCCGATTCTGGCGGGCATGCAAGCCGCCGAGATCCAGGCCGAGGCCCGGAAGGCGATTGATGAGGTCCTAACTATTCTCCATGAACCCGAGGCTTCAACAGATCTGGCGTGAGGCCTGGCGTCCGCCCGACCGAAGGCCACCGTGGGCATGGGCGGAGGACAACATTCGCGGGATCCCGTATTCGCCGATTCCGGGACGATTCCGCTCGGACAATTCGCCTTGGCTCAAAGATCCACTCGAAGCTCTCGTCGATCCAACGGTTAGGGTCATAACATTGTTAGCGTCGGTCCAGTCCAGCAAAACAACCGTCGCCGAGGTCGGGCTCTGCTACATCATCGCGAACCTTCCCGGTCCCACGCTCTGGCTGGATCAGACGGATGAGGATGCACGCGACCAGGCGGAGAGCCGGATGGGGCTCCTATTCGGGGAATGTCAGGCGGTGACCTCGCTTTTCCCGCCGAATCGGCATCTGAACAAAACCGCGATCAAGCAATTTACCAACGGAATGACGTTGTGGGTGCTGGGAGCGCACAATAAAACTAACCTTCAGCGGAGATCGATTCGATGGCTGATCGGCGACGAATGTTGGAGGTGGCCGACTGGCCATATGGCCGAGGCCGAGGCCCGGGTTACGGCATTCGGATGGTTAGGCAAATGCCTGTTCATGAGCCAGGGAGGTCACGCCGACGACGACATGACCAAACGGCATCAAATGACCGACCAGCGGGAATGGACGTTCGCCTGCCCGGAATGCGAATCCCGTCAGCCATACCAGTGGGAACAAATCAAATGGTCGGCAGACGCCAGAACCGAACAAGGCTGGGATTATGCAGCAGTGAGAGCCTCGACGGTTATGCTTTGCGCGACCTGCCAGGCCGAGTTCCTGGATGATGACCGAACCAGAAAACGGCTCAACCAGGCGGGTTGTTACGTCCGTCAAAACCCGACCGCCTCGCCCGAAAACGTAGGCTTCCATTGGAACGCCTTGTGCGCCATGAGTTGGGGAAGGCTGGCGGAGCTTTACCTGCGAGCCAAGCAGAGCGCAAAACTGGGTGATATCGAGCCTCTCAAAATTTTCTACCAGAAAAGGTTAGGACAACCGTGGGCCGAGGCGTATGAGGATTACTCGGTAGATCTAACGCCCTCTGACTACCAGCTCGGCGAAGACTGGGAAAAAGAGGCGTCTTTGGACAAATCCGGCCACGTCTTGCCTGCACCCTATGAACAATCGATGGCCAGCGCGAAATTGCGCATCATCACCGTAGACTGCCAAATGGATCACGTTTTCGTCGTCGCTAGAAGTTGGGCCGCCGACGGGTCCTCGCGCCTCCTCTGGCATGAAAAACTCATCAGTTTCGATGATGTTTCCAGCTTGGCCCAACGGCTGGAGGTTCATCCCTCGCTTGTTTTCGTTGATGCGGGCTACGCAACCTACGACGTTTACCGAGGGTGCGCCGCCAGACGATGGACCGCGCTGATGGGCGACGCCCGAGCGACCTATCAACATCGTCTGCCGAACGGTCGCAAGGTCTGGCGATTTTACAGCCCGAAACGGAAGGTGGCGTTAACTCCGACTGTCGCTTGTTCGGTCTTCTATTGGTCTAACCTGAACGTCAAAGACGTGTTGGCTAGGCTTCGATCTGGATCCGGCGGGCCGACTTGGGAAGTTGCGGGCGACGCATCGCCGGACTACCTCCAGCAATTGGAGAGCGAGCGCCGAGTCAAAAAAGCGGACAAATACATTTGGGAGAGAATCGGAAAAAGAGCGAACCATTATTTCGACTGCGAGGCAATGCAGGTGACGGCAGCACTAATGCTAAAATTGCTTGGCGGCGATCGCGAAACGGGAGAAGAATAGAGTTTATTGGAAAACCCTTACATTGCTAAACTTGGCATAGATGGCAAAAGGCGGACAGAGGAAAAAAGGCTTTGGGGCGGGAGGCGTTCGACCCGAACGGTCGACGAAAAAGGACGTCATCCTTTACGGATCGGAGTCTATCGACGCGATTCCTGACCCGTCCCTAAGAAAAGAGGTTCAATCTGCCATCAGTCGTTATGTTTCAATTTTCGGCTCGCTCCCTGAGCGGCAAATTAAAATCGCCGACTTTACAGTCGCCCTCGCTCCTGGCCCGATGCAAAATACCCTCGCTTTGCAGTTCCAGGGCGGCAAACGAAGCCTCAATATTCGCGGTATTTTCCTGAACAAAGCCGTCTGGAGAAACAACAAAGAAACGACTCGAATCATCAAAGAGCTGATGGATGATGGTATATTGAGCAAAACGCCTAGGCCGGTTCGGCATGCGATCGTTCATGAATTGGCCCACGCTCGTTGGCAGGAATTTAATTCCTCGCGGAAAGCTCGCGGGGCCAGGCCGGAGATGACAAAAATCTTTCGGCAGTTCAAGCGCGAGCGCAGGCAAGGGTGGGGTTCGTTGGCTCGTCAGGACGTTGGCGAATTCTTCGCGGAGGCGATGGCGAAGCACGCATCTGGTGCTCCTGATAGGTACACAAAAAAAGTTATGCGTATCGTGGAAAAACACAACCTATGAAGATCGAGAAACAGAAACTGGCCGACCTTCAGGTCTTCCTGCCGGAAGCCACGGAGGAGCTGATCCGGATGGGCGAAAAGCTCCTCCCTCGTCCCCAAGACGGTATTTTGGCAATGCCTATATTTCGCAACGGCGAGGGGAAAGCCGTTAGGGCTTACATCGAATATCGAGATCTTTTGATTCGGGTAAAAATGAAGAAAGCAAAAGCCGAGGGCAGGACCCTTCGCATTTCCGAAATTGAGATCCGTTGACAAAACAAAAAAACTGCCATGGCCGACCGTCCCGCTCCTCGAAAACGCCAACCACAACAAAACGCCAAATCGGCGCCTGCATCTGCGCCGAAGCCTGCGCCCGCTTCGTCAACTGCCCCGGCTCCTGCTCCAAGGCCTGCTCCTGCCCCTGAACCTGCACTCAAGCCTGCGCCGGTCGAGCCGCCGAAAGGCAATCTGATTGCGAAAATCAAGGAGGCCCTCATCGCAAAAACCGCCGAAAAACTCGGACAACAATTCCTTCAGGGTAAAATGACTTACATCGGCCTGATCATGACTGCGTTGGGGGCATTCGCCCAAACAACCGGCATTCCGCTTCCGCTCGCAGATATTCAGGCATTGGTCGATTTCGTTCAAATCAACTGGCCGACGGTCCTCGAATTTGTCGGACTAGTCACCGCTCTCTATGGTCGTTTCAGGATCCCGGGCCGATGATGTCTCTGGACCTTCACAAATCGATGAGCGACGGGCTGGCATTGTCAGCTGGGAGCATGTTTGCCCTCGCGGCGTCGGAAGCCGACAACCTGCTTAAAGTCTTCGTGGGATTGCTGACCTGCGTTTTTTTAGGACTAGGTATTTACCTGCGAATTCAAGAGATCAAGGAAGGAAAAAAAAAGCCGACGAGGAGGAAAAATCATGGCTAAGGGGTTGTTCGTTGTCGGATTCACCGCCGAGGAAGTCGAAGCTATTCTGGCGAAAGCCAAGGAAATGCTGACCGAGGGAAAAACCCTGATGTCCTGGGGCGAAGGCGGCTCCTCGGCCTCGAAGCAGTTCGCGATGCCGGTTGTCGATGTCCTAGCCGAATGCGCCTACGCTCTCCCTATATTGGACCCTGAGACCTACGCGAAAAAGCGGCGGGTTGGTGTGACACGGATCATCTCAATCGAAAAATAGTGGCGAACCCGATCCTCAACGCGATTCAATCCCTGTTCCCCGGCCTCGATTTTCGCGGATGGACATCGAGCTATGACAACGCCCAGCAGTCAATCCGCCGAGGGTCAATTCCGGGCGCTCCGATTCGAGATGCCAGGCGGGACCTGACGCCCTCAACGCGCAAGGAGTTGGTTAGGCGGGCAAGGTATCTGGCTCGCAACTCTGGGTTCGTCCGCGAGCTGGTCGCGAACATGGCGACGTACTCAATCGGCGACGGCATCCGGGCCCAGGCTCAGTCGACAGATGCCGACTGGAATACTCGGGCCGAACGCTATTTTCGGGATTGGTCCTCTAGGTGCGAAGTGACCGGGCGATTTTCCTGGGAGGAAGTGCAGCACCTTGTTTGTCGGGCGATCGACGTCGATGGCGAAATTTTCGTGCTCAAAACTCGCGACCGATACGGACTTCCATCGCTTCAGCTGGTCGAGACGCACCGGGTTGGAGGCGAGGAATACGGAACTGATGCAATCGACGGAATCATCATGGATCGGTTCGGCGCTCCGGCTGCCTACCGGGTCGTGGAGGATGTTGGTTACCGGGACGTTCCGGCAAATTCGCTCTGTCACATTTACGAGCCCGAGGCCGCATCAGCGATTCGGTGCGCTCCGGTGATCCAGCATTCGATCAACCATGTCGTTGATGAGATGGAGTTGCTGGCGTTAGAGAAACACGCGGTTAAAGACAATTGCGACATAACCAGGATCTTGAAAGCCGATACGGCTCTTGATGAGGGAACTGATTTTGCGTTCGTCGATTCATCCGAGCAGATTTCAAGTTCAAATCCAGCCAGCCTGCAACAGATCACAGGCGGAAAGGTTGTGGCGTTGAAGCCGCACGAAAGTCTCGAATCCTTCCAGCCATCCAGGCCCTCGCCGACCTTCACCGGGTTCCTTGAACACCTTCGCCGCGACACTGCTCTGGGGGTTCTTCCCTATGAATTCGCTGCCGATCCGTCGAAGGTCGGAGGCGCATCAACTAGGCTGGTCATCGCCAAGGCGGATCGCCGCTTCCAGCAACGCCAAAACGCAATCATCAATCGCCTAATCAAACCAGTATGGTTCTACGTCATCGGCGATGCGATCCAATCCGGCCAATTGCCTGCAACCGCAGATTGGTGGCGCATCAGCGCGGTGACACCTCGGCGGGTAACTGCCGATGCGGGCAGGGAGGCGCAGGCCAACCGGGAAGACGTTATCGTTGGCCTCAAAACCCTCTCCGACCATTACGAGGAGCTAGGCGCAGACTTTTCGGAGGAGCTTCGGCGGAGGGCTCGCGACATGAGGCTTGTTCTTGACGTCGCTGCCGAGTTCGGAGTTCCGGCGGGCCTACTCTGGCAACCAGCATCTCCGCCGCCCGCGCCTGCATTGCCGATTCCGGGTTGACAGGCCTGCGGGTCGATGCTCGACCTGCTGCTTGCTCATGATTCCTGGCTCATTGCGCCAGACGCCCTCGATCATCTCGCGTCCCGGGCTGAGGCCTACGGTCGCGGTCTCATCAAGGAGCAACCGACTTCGCAGATCCCGCTGACCGAAGTTCGGGAAGGCATCGCCGAGATCGCGATCCATGGAACCATGGCCAGGAGGCCAAACGATTTGACCCGCTGGCTCACTGAGGCAACGGACACCGAGCAGGTCCTCGAGGCAGTTCGGCTGGCGGCTGCTGACGATTCCATCGAATCGATCCTGCTCGATATTGATTCTCCCGGAGGATCCGTCGCCGGAGTTCCTGAGTTGGCGGAGGCTGTCGCGGAGGCCTCGAAGAAAAAACCGATCTACGCTTGGACGGGTGGCCGGATGGCGAGCGCAGCGTATTGGGTCGCGTCCCAGGCCGATGGTATTTTCGCATCGCCGTCTGCCCGGGTCGGATCGATCGGAGTTGTCGTTCCATTTCTGGATCGATCGAGGGCGATGGAAAGAGATGGCCTCAAAATGGAAGTTTTCGCCTCGGGCAAATACAAGGCCGCCGGAATGCCAGGCGTTTCCCTGACCGACGAGCAGCGGGCATCGATCCAAGCCGACGTTGAGGAGCTTTTCGGCGACTTCAAAAGCGCGGTCTTGGCGAAAGGTCGGAAAATTAGCGAGGAGAGCATGCAAGGCCAGATGTTTTCGGCTCGCCAGGCATCCGCTCGAAATTTGAGCCGAGTCGAAAAAAACAAGGAAGCGGTCAGGCGCAATCTCAAAGCCATGACCGGCGCCGCGATGGCTATGGCAGTTGACAAAACAAAGGTCGGAAAATACCGCACGATGGACAGCACCGAAGAAACTCTACAGGCCGCAATCGAACGGCTCCAACAGCTGGAAGCAAGCCAGTCGGCCCTTGTTGATTTCCAAGCATCGCTCGACACCGCCCGGACCTCCTACGAAGAGCGGATCGGCAAACTGGCCGAAGATGTTGCCGCCCTGACCGAACTTGCCGAGCAGCTCGCGATCGAAAATGAGCAGCTCAAGACCAAGGCCGAGGAAGTCGATGCTCGCATCGCAGCCCGCGCCGCCCAGATCGCTGCTGACTCCGGTGCCGCTCCTCTCACGGTTTCTCCAGTCGGAGACGACCAGCCTCAGAAGGCTCTGAGCGCCGCCGAAGTCTGGAACCGCCAATTTGCCAAACGCTAACTCTTTTCCCTGACAAACTACAATGTCCTTTCCCACTCTGCTTGACCTCGCCCGGACTGACGCCGGGATCCTCTATCCGATCATCGAAGATTCGCTCAAGTCCGCACCGGAAATGAGCATCTTCCCAGCCGCGACCATCAACGGCTCGACGATGGAACTAACCGTGCGAACCGGCCTGCCGAGTGTCGCATTCCGCGATGCCAACGAAGGCGTCGCCCGGAGCAAATCGACCTACGACACGAAAATTTTCCAGACCCACATCCTGGACCACCAAATCGCGGTGGACAAGCAAGTTCTGGCCGGAGCGAAGGATCCGGGTCGCTGGTTGAGCAATCACGCCACCGGTGCGGTTGAGGCTGCGATGCGCTATATTGGCTCCCAGATCTATTATGGCACTGGGAACGACGCCAAGGGTTTCCCGGGCCTGCTTGCTCAATATTCTGCTGACTCGGCTCACGAGGTCGATGCTACCGGTTCGAGTAACAAAACCTCCGTCTGGATGGTTCGCCTTGGAGTCGAAACGCTTGAGATCCTGTTCGGCAACGACCAGACTTTGCGTCTCAATGATCAATGGGAGCAGGAAACGGTTACCGACGGGAGCGGCAACCCCTACCAGGCCTGGACCAACTGGCTGACTGGCCGGGTCGGTCTTCGTTTGGCCAACCGCCATGCTGCGGTTCGGATTAAAAACATCGAATCGACGACCAAAAAACTGACCGATGCGCTGCTCTACAGTGCCTATGAAAAGTTCACCGAGTTCGGATTCGAGCCGACCCACATTTTTATGAACGGTCGTTCTCGCGAACAGCTTCGCAGTGGCCGCACCGCCACGAACCCGGCGGGCCTTCCGGCTCCTCTCCCAACCGAATGGGAAGGCATCCCGATCATCCGAACCGCCTCGATCACCTCCAGCGAATCCTAACTCTTCTCCACCATGACTCGCAATCTTCAAGACGCTCTTCTCATCAAATCTTCTGCGCTGCCCGCCGCAAATGCAAACAACGCAACGGCCTCCATCGACCTGACGGCGACAACCCAGGACGAAACGTATTTCGAGGTCAGCCTCTCGGTTCCGGCGACGCCTAATCTGGCCGATACCAAAAAAATCACGTTCACGTTCGAGGATTCGGCTGACAACAGCTCGTTCGCCGCCATCGCTCCGCTCGCAACGCTGGTCGTAACCGGAACTGCCACCGGTGGCGCGGCAGCCGAAACCATTGTGCGCCTTCCGGGAGTGACCCGCCGCTATATTCGGGCCAAGGCCGCCGTTGAAAACGCGGGCGGAACGAATACGGCTGTCTCCTACACGTTGGCGTTGATTTTTTGATTCGTTTTGGTCCGTAGTACGCATAATTGGGCGGGCCAGGCTTCTACCCTGGTCCGCCCTTCGCTATATGAGCCGGTATTCCGAAATCGAGGCCGACATGGCCGAAATCCTGGCTGACGTAGGGGTCCAGATCCAATGGGATGGCGATGACTACGACGCGATCCTGACAGAACCGCGAGTGGATCTCGACCTAACGACTGGCGGGTTTTCGGCTGAAGCGGATTACTCGGTGAAGGTTCGGAAAACGGATCTGCCGGAGGGCGCATTTCCGCAGGCGAAAGACCAAATTACAATTGCCGGAGCGGTCTACGTTGTGCGCGGAGTAACTGACTCTCCGCCCTCTCCGATGCTGGTTTTGCATGTCGCCAGAAAATGAACTCGCAGGTCGAATCGGCATTCGCAACGTGGATCGGCGGCCTGGTCAATTCGGCTCCAATCTATACCGGCAGTTCTGCGGCGGAGATGGATGTGACCGATTTGGCGATTGTCGTAACAGTCCCGCAAATCGAATTTGTCCTCTATCAGCTTCATAGAGCAACGGTTGAAATTCTCATCGGAGGCCCTGCCTTTCACGCTTCGTTAAGCGCCTACAGAAACGTCGCAGCGGAAGTGATGGAGCCGATCCGGTCGCAGAATTTCGGAACTCTGCTCACCGCCCTTGCGCCAGTAGCAGCTTTTCGCGGAATCGCCATCCAGGATTCATCTGAGAGCCAGACCGATGATTCGTGGACGCACACGATTCGGCTGATCTGCGGACTCGAAACGGACGTTGAGGCGGCGCCATGGCCGGAGCCTGCGACCGATGACTATTTCGATGCCGCCGCGAACCTATCGGGCGGGCGGTTTGTATACCTGTCAGGATCCAGCGCATCCTACGCCAACGCAGGTTCCAGCCTGCCTGCAATGGGTTACATTAAGCAGGCGGTTGTCTCAGGCGACAGCGTGCGGGTCTATCGTCAAGGCCGCCTCGACGGGCTGGCCGGATTGACGGCAGATCGGGACTATTACCTCGGCGCAAACGGTCAGCCGACGCTCAACCCTAGCACTGCGTCAGGCATCATTCAGTTCCTCGGTCGGTCGATTTCGACCGATGTCATTCTAGTCGAAATTGACAGTCCTATTTCAGCAACCTAATATAATCAAATGCCTCTGGAAAAATATCAGACCTGGGATGGGGGTCAAAAACTCAAATCGTTCCTCCAGACCTCAGCCGGAGCAGCCGATGCTGGGAAACCTGTTGCCCTTAACAATTCCGGCGAAATCGATTCGTCCATGCTCCCGAATCAGCTGGCGGACACAACTACCCTGCCAGCAAGCGAGAACCTAGCAGCTGGCGACCTCGTAAATATTTGGGCTGATTCTGGCACTCTCAAGGTCCGAAAAGCTGACGCAACCTCCTCGTCAAAACGGGCCGACGGTTACGTGTTGGCCGGAGTTACCAGTCCAGCGAATGCTATGGTTTTCCATGATGGCGCGATTACCGGGCTAACGTCTCTAACTGTCGGAGGACGCTACTACCTCTCCGCGACCGCTGGCGGACTGACTATCGAGGCATCGGTTCCAACGACGACCGGAAACTTGATTCAGTTCGTTGGTCAGGCAGTGTCGGCCACCAAACTGCTCTACCAGCCTGACACGAACCCGCCGGTCATCGCCTAATGCCCGACCTCGCTCAAGTTTGGACTGGAAGCCAGTGGCAGCTAAAAGGTTTCGCTGCCACTGGCCACTCCCACAATTTTTCCGATCTTAGGATCAATATCGTGGTCAGCGGCAGCGGCAATGACATCCGCGTCGGAACTTATCTGCCTAATGCCTCCAACGCCATTTGGACAAAAACTTATGCTGGCGGGTATAACGAAATCGTGCGGTTGGGTCAGCAATGGCATTTGGTCGAATACCCGAACAACGGCGATCCCGTCCAGACCGCTGGAAACACTGGCCTAACGCCTTGGCAGAATCAGACTAATTTCAACGCCGCCGGACTGACATTGGCGCCACAGGTCAACGGGATCGAGGCATTGTTTAAACTCGATGAGTTGGCTTTTCCCGGCGACAACACAAGCCTAAACGCAACGACCTCGGCGCACGGGCTGCTCCCAAAATTGAGCGGCCAGACAACAAGTTTTCTGTGCGGTGACGGTTCGTGGGCCTCTGTTAGCTTCACAGACGTTAGGCTCTATACAGCCGACGGCACCTGGACAAATCCATCGCCTAGCGTCGCCAAGCGCGTTTTCGTCCGGTTAGTTGGTGGCGGAGGTGGCGGCGGAGCAGGTAGGCGAGGCGCTGCCGGATCGGCTCGGGTTGGAGGCGGTGGCGGCGGAGCTGGCTGCGTTGCCGAGGGATGGCTGTTGACGACTAACCTAGGATCGACTGTTAGCGTGACCGTCGGAGCCGGAGGAACTGGAGGCTCTGCTCAAACGGCTGACAGCAGTTCTGGTGCGAATGGGGTCGATGGAGGGTTTTCGCTATTTTCTGATTTTCGGGCAAGTGGCGGAAGTTTTGGCTCGGGCGGAGGATCCGGGACCGGTGGCGGCGGCGGCGCGGGGGTTAGCCTCGGAAACAATATTGGCCTGACCAACCTGAACGGATCTGGCGGAGCTGCGGCTTCGGCCACGGGCGGAGTAGGCGGGACCGTTACGGCAGCCGGTCCGTCGATTCCGACGGGAGGCGGTGCGGGCGGCGGCATAACCAGTGGCAACGCGAATAGCGCAGGATCTGCTGGCGGAATAATCGGCAACGCGACCCTCGGACAGCTCTCAGGCGGCGCGGCTGGCACAAACGGCAATGCTGGGAAAGGGGCCGGAACCGGAGGCGGCGGGGGCAACGGCGGCGGCGCAAATAATGGAGGCAACGGCGGAGGGTTTGGCGCGGGCGGAGGAGGAGGAGGCGCGTCGTTAAACGGGACCAATTCCGGTAAAGGGGGCGACGGCGCTCCGGGCTACGTGCTGGTGATTGCCTATCTATGAGACGAATTGCACACATCGCCTACGGGCAAATCGTTAGCGTTAGCCTAGCAAATGACGACTGGACGCCGCCCGAAAACGGCACCCAGATGCTGGAAGAGGATGCCGTTGCAGCGGGCATTCCGCGGTGGGTTCGCCCGATCGTTTTCGGGCCTGCACCTAGCTGGCAGGTCAAAGTGTGGCTGATCCGTCAGGGTCTTTCCTCGGCTGATATTGAGGCGACAATTCGGCAAGCAATCGCTGCCGGACCAGAGCAGGATGAGGCCATTCTCCGCTGGCAGCACGCCCCTGAATTTCCATTCGATCATCCATTGGTTGGCCTCGTCGCGGACGCTCTCGACCTCGACGTTGCTGCGGCCTGGCCTCAGATCCTCGCGATCTGAGCGTTGACAACCCTCCTCAACAAATGGCAGCCCACCTCGGCATTGACACAAATTTCGGCCTGACGACGCCATCCGGCGGATACGTTCAGGAGGCATCCAGAGAGGACTCAATCGAGGTCGCGACGATCCGGAATGAAATCGGAACGACTGTTGTTGCCGTTCCGAAACCGTTGATTACCCGTTCCGTTTCAATTCGCGGACGCGGCGACGCTGAATTGAGCGCAGTAACGTCCGGCGCCTTTACTGCCGGAGCCCTGAAAATCGTCTCCGCCCGCCAAAGCGAAACGAATGACGATTTCCCGGAATTTGAGATCACCGCAACCGCCTACCAAGACATCGACTAACATGCCCGTAACGCTCACTAACATTGGCATCCAATCGGTCGAGTATAGCCTCGCTCAATCGGTTGAGCGAACCACTCGCACCGAAAACGCCTCGGTCATGAACTACCTCGGCGGATTTGGTCACGCGGAAGCCTACGACCCGGTGACCGAGTTCTCTATCTCAGGTCGCGGAGATCTTCCTGCCGGTCTGGCCGTTGGAATCGCCGGAGACGGAATTGATGGGTTGTTCTCTGCTGGAACGACAATTGTAACATCGGTTAGCCTGACGGAAAATAATACGGATTTTAATTCGTGGGATATCAGCGGAACGAACTATCCGGCGGCTGACTGAGCACCGGGATAAACCGGTCGCGCTACCCGTCGGTGCATGAAAATCGGACAAAAAATAGCCTTTGTCAGAGGTAACGGTTCGCCTCTGTTTTCGCGAGAAACTGCAATGGTTTCCGCCTGGTTGATTTCGGGCGGCAAGTTGGCCTCCGACAAGGCGCTAGTTGATTATGTCGAAGAGATCGAGGCCGCTCCGGTGCGCTCCTACGTTTGGTCAATCGACGGCAGCGTGGCCTGCATGTTCGGCTCCGAAAGCGTAGAGTTCGCCGAGTTCCGAAGGCGGTTTCTCGATGACGACTGGATCCGAGCAAACGCAGATCATCCGATCAGCTATCTCCGGGCCCAATCGGATCAGCTTTTAGGGTTTCAGAGCGCAATCAAGGGTCGCAAGCCAGCCCTGCTTGTTCGCAAACGGAATCGATTTGCTATCATTCCGGCAGATGCACCCCCTGCAACGCGCAAATCTCTCCTTCAAAATCTATGACCAAACGCGAATCCGACATTGAATCCGCTTTTTGCGAACCAGCCGCAGCAAAAGTGGGAACCGTTACCCTGCGACCGTTTTCGTTGGGCACTCTATCGTTGTGCCGGAAACTCAACCTGACCCTGTTTCTGGAAGGCGACGACGGTCTGACTGATGACGAAAAGCAGCGCCAGATCGTCACCTTCGCCTGGATGCAGAGCCAGCCGCTTCAACGGGTTCTCTTGGCGATCCGGTCGGGCTGTTATGAGGATGAGGTCTCCGAGTTCGAGTTCGGTCTGGCTGTTTCCGATCTGCCGGACCTCATGATTGAGATCCAACGACTGGCCGAGATGGCCGCCGCGGCGAGCGTTGATGTCGAGGCCAAGCCTGGCGACAAACCGGAGGCGAACAGCCCAAAATAGTTGAGCCAGGCTGGACGGCATCGATCGTATTCAGCCTGGCCAAAGAAACGAGTTGGCCGGAATCCTTCCTTCTTTGGGACCTGCCGCTCCCTCGGGCCCTCCAATACTACCATTGCGCCCTCAGGGCCGCGATGGCCTGGACTGTAGCGCCTTCAGAGGATGGCGAGGCCATGCTAGGGAGGCTCGAGGCACTGGTTGACGCTACGGAGGAACAATGGCTAGAGGCGTGACGATGACCGTTGAGACGAGGCGATTCGAGGAGCAGCTTTTCCGTATGCAGCGGACCAGCAAGTTCGGAGCCCAGAGGGTCGCTGAACGGTCGTTTAGGGGGTTTGTGGCTCGGCTGGTGGCCATCACTCCGCCAGGTAGAGTCGCTGACATCAGCGGCAGTCAAAACACCGACGAGCCAGGGCAGATCATTAAACCGACAAAACCGAAGACTCGCGGAACCCGGAGCGTAAAAAATGACATCCTCAACGTGTTCCGGCCGGTCGGATCCGAGCGTCAGATTCGGAGGCTCAAACCTATCGCGACCGAATCGGATCTCGAACGACTCCACAAAGGAGCCAGGAACAAAAAGGGCCGGACGAGAGCCCGGAACCGGAAGGACAAGGTGCCGGTGACACGGGCAATTTTGCGGGCCTATATCAAAAAAAAACAAAATCATGTCGGCAAGCTCGCGGCGGGATGGAACAGCGCATCCAATCGCCTCCGGGTTCGCGTACCTGCATGGGTCAAGCGACACTCCTCGCCGGGTTCGGTCGTCCTCGAAGTCGGCGGGCGCGGAGGAGTCAAATTCAGGGCAACCAACGGTATTGACCATGCGTCGGAGCAGTTCAACTTTCAGCGAGGTGTTTACATCGCGATGGCGATGCAAGCAAACGCGATGAAGCGGCAAATTGACAGCTATCTGGCAAAAGAGATGGTTAAGGAGATGAAAGGAGAGATGAGCTAATGGCCGCTTTTACGGTTAGCGCAAATTTCAAGGACAACGTCACGCCCGGTCTCAAAAAGGTCAGCACTGCCGTCAAGGGGTTTAAAGCTCCAAACATGCTGGACGTCATGGGTGGCGTTTTAGGCGCGGGAGCTGTTACGGGCCTCTTTTCAGCCTTAACCAACGGAGTGCAACAACTTGCATCAACCGTTCAATCGCAGTTGGGCCAGTCGGTCCAGAAAGCGATGCAGTTCGAGACAACGCAGATCTCCCTGGAGGTCATGCTAGGAGGCAAAGAGGACGCCGACAAAATGATCGCCGACCTAAGGGCCCTTAGCGAGATCACTCCGTTTACGTTCGCCGATGTCGGCCAGGCAATGTCCACATTGGTCGGGTTCGGAGTGGAGACCAAAGGCGTGGTCAATATATTGGACAGCCTAACGTCCATCGCTGGCGGTTCCTCCGAAAAACTCCAACGAATCGCTCTGGCATTCGGGCAGATCAGCGCAGCTGGCAGGTTGATGGGCCAGGATAACCTCCAGCTCATCAACGCCGGATTCAACCCGTTGCAGCAAATCTCGATCAGGACCGGCGAGTCCATGATGGAACTTAGAAAGCGGATGGAAGCTGGCGGAATTTCTGCCGACGAAGTTAAGCAAGCTTTCATCGACGTTACCTCTGAAGGCGGCAGGTTTTCGGGCATGAACAAACGGATCTCCCAAACGACGACGGGTCTCCTTTCGACTTTAGATGAGGTCTATACCCAAATTCAGATCGCGTTCGGAACGCCCATCAACGATGCGATTCGGCCATGGATCGCTCAGGTCATCGGTCTGATCCGATCAATGAAGGGCGAGGCCGAGGCGATGGGCGCGGCACTAGGCAGCGTTCTGAATTCGGTTAGTTCGACGCTCACGGACATCATTGATTCGACCGATTGGTCGAAGGGCATCCCAGAGGCGATTGGGTCCATCATTGTTCCAGTTGCGGACATCGTTAAGTCCGCGCTCGTGTCGGCAATGATGAGCGCAGCTAACGCCCTAATGGAGGGGCTGCGAAAGGCCGCTCTAGCGTTCGGACCGCTGCTAGGCGCGATCATTAATGGCATGGCTGATGGTCTGATCGGCATGATTCGCGGCATCCTTGGATCGATCAAATCGGTTATTGATCCTTTGACGGGTATGTGGGGTCCGCTTGGGGATTCAGCCAAAGCGGCCTCAAAAGCGATTAACGACGCTAGCATCAACCTGCGAAACGCAGGAGAGGATTTCGATCCTGCCAAAACAATCAAACAATTCGGCGAAAATCAGACGCCCGTATTTTCGGCAGATGCGATCAAGGAACAAAACGATCGGACGCAAATGCTAATCAACGATCTGACCAAAAATGACAGGTTAGCGGGAAAACAGCAGGAGCGCACATATCGGCGCAACCGCGAACAAAAGCTGGCTGCCCGGAAGGCCGAGCAGGAGTTTCTCGCGGGAATGCCCGCGACTGTTGCCGAGGCTGCGCCGTCGGTCGTCAAAACGACAAATGAACTGATGGGCGGCATGCCCAGTCCTGCCGAGCTGCTGGGCGGCGCGACAAAACCCGCGGCGGTTCCAAAGCCGACCGGCATCATGAGTTTAGCGCAAAGCCTGAATTGGCTCGCTGGGAGAAGCGTCAACGACATGATCCTGGCCGAAAACGCGAAACAAACGGCGACGCAGCAGGAAATGAAATCTGCCCTCGAAAAAATTGAGGCCAACACGTCCAAACCGAAACCAGTTACTGTCGAGATCCCAAGAGGGGCCGTGTTCGCCTACCCGTAATTATGCCTAATTCATTTCAGATTCAGGGGTTCAGCGCCAACGTAGATGAGCGCGGCCTCATAACCGCAGAGGTCCCAATGTATTGCGAGACCATCAACGAGGCTCTGACGATTTCCGGTGGCAACCCGTTCGGCCTCCCGGAATTTTCTCGGTCAATTTCCCAGGTCGAAACGGGAGGCTATGAGGTCCGAATTCGATACGAAGGCACGCAGGGGAAAAAAGGCGAAGAGGAGGCCAGCACCTACGAATTCGACACCTCATTCCAGGAGGATAGTTACGCAAACCACCCTGACTGGCCCACACTCGCCGAAAAATACGGAGGAACAATCGTTAACGGGCAGGTCGAATGGGCGGAGCAGATTCCGCGAGGCAACATTTCAAGAAAGGGGTTGAGCCAGGCAAAGCAAAGCGAGCAGGTGGCCAACCCGCTACTCGGAACCAAAACCTACCGGGTTTTCATGGTTGTGTTTCGTCGGAGCTATATGACGCGCAATTTCCCATTGCGACAGATTGAGGCAGTTATGACGATCCGCGAGAAATTGCCCAAAGGGCTTCCAACTCCGAAAAGTCGGAACTGGCTGATTATGCCGCCGAAAATTAGCAAGCGAGGCCGAGACTGGGAAGTCACCGAGGAATGGATGCTGTCCGCTCCCGGGAAAAAATGGAATTCTGAAACATACAAATCGCTCGCTGGCGGTTTTGGCGGAGATAATTATGTATGAGGATCGATGATTTGAAAGTCCGGCCTGGTCAGCCAGTCGCTCCCGCCTGGGACAAGCTGCTCGATTTCCTCCGGCGGTTCAAACTCGTTGCCGGACCAGGCGTCAGCCTCTCCCAGACGCCCGATGGAACATTCATCGCTGTTGAGCCCGTCAGGGCCGCATTCGATCATCCATTCCGGGTTACCGCAGCCCTGACCGAAGCGCGGATCACGAAGGGCACAATCGAGGGTATTGTCCCAACAATCGGATCCGATCCGATTGATGCGGACCATCCGCCGCAATTAAAGCTCAATGGTGGGCCTGGAAAAAACGGTCGCTCCTATGTTGCGCTCCAGGTGAGGACGACGATGGGTGGTCTCGACCCCGAAACCAAAGGCGTCGCCGAAATTGTTCATGTTCAAACGATTGCCAGGACCGCAAATGAAATCGGGCTGCAACCTCTCGCAGTGCTGAAATGGACCCAAGGCATTCCGACCGCGTTTCAGATCGTATACCACAACCTAGGTCACTATTACGTTATTCAAACGGAGACCAGAGGATCAAGACACCTATTCTATGCCGTCTGAGGATATACCGGCACGCACCTGGAATGCGATGATCGATCGCCTGAGGAGATCGCAGATCATGGGCGTGCTGGCATACCCTCAGGGCGAATGGCAGCACCCGTGGACGGCCGCCTGTTCCTACGACAACACGCAGTTGTGCTGGACCGCAAAAATCAAACCCGGGTTCGTAGGCGGCCTGGATCCATCGGTCAGCGTTGTTGGAGAATTTGCGCCCCCCGAAACGCTTGAAAGGCTTGGCCACACTCCGATTTCCGCCAGATCTCTCCGTTTGGACGCGCATCTGACCGAGGGGCCTAGGATGGCTCTCAATTTGTGGAGAGCCATCGGAGCAGACGGCGCCGCTGGCGTTTCGACGACCGGAGAGCCCAGTTACGATCCGGTTCCTCCCGCATTGATCGCCTTGGGAGCTAGTCCTCCGCCAACGTCCAGCCTGCCCATCAATCAGGCTCCACCCCCTGCAACGGCGCAAGATAGCGGGAGAAAACGGTTTGTGCGGGCGACCGAACTGGTCATTTTCCAGCGGCGGATCGCGACCAGGACCCAATGGACGTTCGGCCAGGGCATCGACGAAACAGCCGCCCAGTTTGACGTATTTTACGAGCCCGCTGGAGATGAAAGGCCGACGATCCGGGCCGAACGAAAACCAACGCTTCCACCGCCGGATGATCCGATCGCAACATTTTTAGGAGCAGCGCAAGATACTGGCGTCGATCGTATTCCGCTGGCGACCATTTACGCTATTTCTCCGCCGCTCTACGAAGCTGATGAGATGCCCGGGCCTGACTGGCAAATCCATGTTCGTTATTATTTGTTCTGGAATCTTTTTCGGGACATCAACGTGGCTCCGAGGCTGGATGAATCCGACGGCCTTGGAATACCGCGAGGGCTGGGCCTCGGCGTTGCTGACGTTTCGATCAACAATCTGGCGGCTCGGATCAACGACACCAATGACCAACTCCAAGAATTCTTGAACGCCAACAAAGCAGAGGCGAAGTATTGGTCGGTATGACAGGACTCGACAAAGCTGCCAGACTCGAGAAAAAGCGGAAGGATGAGCGGGCGAAAGTCGAAAAGCCTCTGCCGTTGAATCCGCCCTTTCCATACGCTATCCTACCGTTCAGCTTACCCGACCGTTGACACCCTGAAAAACCGACCCTATGGAAGCCCTCCTCTACGGAAATCTCACTAACGGAAGCCTCGCCGAAACGATCGGCGGCACTGCATTCGACTGGCCGACTCTGACCGAGGGCGACACCGTCAAGTTGGCCCTCCGGTTGGTGGCGCGGGTCGATGAGTCGGAATTGGAGGTCTATCCGACCGTTAATACCGTTAAGTTGTCGCTGGGACGGGTTGATGCCCGCCCGACTGCTGGTTCGTTCGCTCTCCGATTGAGGCCCGCAAATACCAACGATCCCAACGATACTGCCAGCCTGGCCTTTAATGCCACGGCGGCCGCCATGCAGACCACGATCAATAACATGCTGACGGCGGGACTGGATTGGGATACCGCAACGCCGCCAACTTCGGCAACCGTTGAGCTAATCGATCAGAGCTACGTGATCCGCCTTTTTCGCAACGGGTCGCCCTATGCCGAAGCCGTTCGATGGTCAGCGGCGGCGAACGCCCTTGAGCCGTCAGCCTGGGTTCGAGCCTACTCAATAGGAGGCAACGATGCGAACTGGGAGGTTCGATTGACTCAATCGCCCGTTGCTTTCGCGGACATTTGGGCGCGAGTTGCTCCCGACCCGCCTGCAATCGCGTCGATCCGGGAAGGCGGAGAGGATTCGGATGTCCTTTATAACGAGATTCAGTCGCTGACGGTGCCTGCAAATTTTCGCGGCGCTTACTATTTGCAGCGCCCGGAAACCTCGGTCAAATCCGGTCTTTTGAGCATCGAGGACGGGCCTGACGAAATCGCGGCAGCGATCGCTCCGCTGGCTGACGAGGGCGGCGAATTTTTTGTTACCAACCCAGTCACCGATTCGGCGTATATTGAGTTCGCGGGCGAGATGGGCGGGATCGATCACGATCTGCTTGACGTTTACGTCGTCAGCGCGCCGCCTGGCGACCTGACCATCGAAATGAGCCTTGCGACTGCGGAGGTCGGCCGGATCCTCCGAGCCGCTCCGCTCGTCGAAGGACTCGCCCTCGAGGTCGAAGTCGGCTACGAAGGACCGGATGAAGAACCTCGCGTGTGGACCTATCGCGGAACGGTTTCCATTCAGAGGGACATCATCGATGATTCGCTCGCGACGGCGCAAAATATCGACTGGCTGCGGCCTCCGCTCCCGGTCGATTATATTCCATTCACAGCCGATCAGGTCATTACCGGGAACCAGCATTACGAAGTAGTGATCGGCGATGGCGAAACCGAGAATTTCGTCATCGATCACGAACTCGACACCGAGGCCCTGCATATCACCCTGCGCGAAAACGCGGCGGGCGGCGAGATCCTGACCGACGGGTTCACGGTTTCGATTGATTCGGCGAATTCCATCAGTGTCGATTTTGTGGATCCGCCGGATGAGGATTCGGTGGCGGTCCTCATCACCTCGGCTGGCCCGGTTTCGGCCTTCCAGGCCCACAACCACACGATCGCCCAGATTGAGACGCTACAGACCATTCTTGACGGACTAGGCGAGCGGATCTCCGACCTAGAGGACCTCGCTCCTAGTGGCGTTCTGGCTTCTCCAGAGGCCATTGGTTATTCCTCCGAGTGGACTTTGCCGACTATTTTCGAAGTCTACCCGACCAAACAGTCAATCGAGGTCTCGACGATCGCCGATCTGGTCGCTCTTCCAAAGACCGAACTGCCCAAAATCGGCGGGCTCTTGGCAGCGGTCCATGACGCGGCCGTCGAGGCATTGCCGTCGCCGCTGACCCTTCCTTCCTCAAGCCATGCCGGTCGCGTTTTCCAAAACCAAACGGGCTCGACGGTGACGCTTCCCGGCGGTCTCGGTCGGCGCGGCGTCGCCCTTAAAAACAACGAGTTCGCGGCTTCCGATGGTCGCGTTTGGTATCGGGTCGAACGGTTCGACAACGGTTCGAGCTACTACCCGAGCGACTTTACGCGGGAGCTTTTTTCGATCTTTGTCAATGAGCAGCAATTGAGGCTTCGGACTGAGTTTTCGCTCCAGTTTGCGGTTGAGGCAGCGGTCATCAACTCGAGCACAAATTGCCAATGGGTCGTGGTCGTCGAAACCGGGACCGCTCCGCAGGATTCATCTCCAGGAACTCCCGGACTCAACCTCCAGAACGTCGTCTGGTCCAGCACGCCTGCACTGACGCAACGACTGATCGTTACGCCCGTTTCCTGCCGCCACCTATTCGGCGTTCGGGTCAAACGGAGCTTGATCAGCAACGTCGAAACATTGACCCTTGATCGGATCCTCTACGGGGCGTCCAGCGCCGGAACCGCGCCAGCCAGCGCGAATTTCGCGATGCGCGGTCGATTGATCCGCTTTGACACCGAGAACAGCGTTTCGGACGCTCGCGGCCTCGTCGCTCTGGCGGGCTTGACGATTCCCGGAGACGCCGGTTCGGAGTTCCCTGACGTCGGTCGAGCCATCATTCGCGGTTAGTATTAGCGAAAACCGAATGGTCGCCATCGATCATTCGATCTTTTTGAACAGGCGTGAATTCCTGTTGCGCGGTTTCGATTTTTTTGTTAATCCTTCCGCCGTGACGAACAACGACCAACTCCACACACTCCGGTGGTGGGCGACCAAGCGTGTCGCCGATCAGGAAACCCGCGACGCCATGATTAGCATCATTGATGGCCTCCTGGGCGAGCAAGCGCAATCGCCTCCCACGCCATTGATCCCCCTTTACCCGGGGCCGGAGTTTCCGGTCATCGGGAGGCCGCTGTTGGCCGACGGTATCGATGCCTACGTCAGATCCGCCGACCCGAGGTGGATTCGCGGAATTACGATCCATCACACTTCTGCTCCCTCTCTGGCTCAGCGGCCAAACGGGTTTCTCGAAACCCACATCCATAATTTTCGATCGTATTATCGAGGTTTGGGGTGGAGTTCTGGGCCGCATTTTTTCATTGATGAGGACCAGGCCTGGGCGTTCTCGCCCTTGACTAAACCAGGAATTCACGCGCGGTCGTTTAACAAAACTCACATCGGCGTTGAAATGCTCGGCGATTACGATCGGGAGGATCCATGGAGTGGCCGCGGACGTCAGGTGCTAACAATGACGGCATCAATCGTGGCCGAGTTGTTGCGATCCCTAAATCTCGACACCTCGGCGGTCAATTTTCATCGGGAAGATCCAAAGACGGACAAGACCTGTCCCGGGTCGCGGATTGAGAAGGCAAAATTCCTCCAACTGATCGCATGAAGCCAGGCTATTACCCATTTTTGAGCGAAGACGAACATCACGCCATCCCTGCATTAAGCAAATCGGGCATCAAGAAGCTGCTCGTTTCGCCAATGGAATACTGGGCGAGCGCGCCCTGGAATCACGACGCCGAGAGGCCTGGAGAGACTCGATATATGCGACTCGGCAGGGCCCGGCATGCGATGCTTCTTGAGGGCCCGGAGCGATTCGCCCAACGGTTCGCGGCAGCCCCTGCGCCCGAGGAGTTTCCTAGCGCGTTGCGCACCGTTGAGGATCTCCGCGAGTGGCTCAAAAGGCGGGGGCTAAAGCCTCCGACTGCCGGAGGGAAAGCGGCCCTCATCGAGGCCGTTCTGGCCGTCGATCCGAATGCTCAAATCTGGGACCGGATCGCTGAATCATCCAGGGCGGATGGGAAAACGCTCCTCCCGGGAGGTGAGTATCGTGCGATCTTGGAATCGGAGATTGCATTTCGTGGCGTCTCCGAACGTATCGGCGAGGGGCTCCCCGAAGTCTCCGTTGTTTGGGAGGACAGGGCTCTCGGCTGCCTTTGCAAGGCACGGATCGACTGGATGGGCATCAGCCATACCGGGCACGCTCGCATCGTTGAACTGAAGGATTTTTCGCACCAAGGGCGGAAATGCTCGCTAGGGCAGCGGACCAGCCAGGTATTCAGCCAGGAGCGCCACGATATTGACGCCCTGTTTCAGATTCGGGCGATTGCCCAGGCTCCGCTCGATATCTGGCACGCGACTCTGGCGGAAGAGGAAATCATCCGGGCCGTCAAAAATGCTCCGAGTCATCTGCTCCCGCAGAATCATCCTGAGTTCGTCGTCCTGTATCATCGGAATGACGGACCTTCGGAGTTCATTCTCCGCTCTGTCTGGATCAGCGACCAGGGCGGCAGCTACACTGACATGGGCCAAATCGCATGGTGTTCGGTTCTTTCGGCAGCCGAGACCTACAACCGCTACATGCACTCCCACGGTACCCAGACGCCCTGGCTAACGGGCTGGCAGATTGAGCCCGTTGAATTCGAGCAAACGTCTTTGAAATACCTATGACTACGACACCATTTATCATTGCGGACGCAGTCCGGCTAAACGCGCCCGTAACGGCGGCATTCATTGGACCAAGCGGCTCCGGCAAAACCTACAGCGCACTGCTTTTCGCCCGAGGACTGGTTGGTCCGGGCGGTCGGATCGGCGTTATCGATACCGAAGGAAAACGATCCCTTATCTACGCGGACGATCCGAAAATCGGCGGATTCCGGCACCTGCAAATGCCGCCTCCCTATTCTCCTGAGAGTTGCTCGGGGGCCTTTGACGCTGCGATCGCGGACGGTTGGCAGGCCATCATTTTTGACAGCGCTTCGCTTGAGCATGACGGCGAGGGCGGGCTGCTGGAGATGGCTGAGCTGGAGCTCGAGCGGCTGGAGGCCGAGGCGGTCAAGCGAGGTCGGGACAACAGGGGGGTCAGCCAACAGAAATGGTCGATGCCGAAATTGCGGCATCGCAGGTTTTTGAATCATATTGGGGGTTTGCCTGCACACGTCATCCTGACGTTTCGGCAGGTTTTGACGACCGATTTCAGCGCAAAACCGCCCACGACGGTCCTCAGTGAAGTGTGTGAAAAAAACACCAAATTCGCGCTCGAATTGCACGTCTTTTTCGGAGCCGATCACAAAGCCACGTGGACTCGGGTGCCGGAACCATTCAGGCCGCATATCACACAGGGCGCTCCGGTAACGGTCGAGATCGGCGCGGCCATCGCTGGCGGGCTCGGTCCGGTAGCGGCGACCAGGCCGGGGCCTGCACCAATCCAGGCCAGGCCGATCTCTGTTGCGGCACCGGTCGCAGCATCGCCCGACATGGTCAGGCTGGTCCGCGACTGGATGAGTCGCGAATACCTCGAGGACGACGAACTCTCCGAGGCATTCGCCCGCCTCGGAAAAACGCTGACGTGGTCGGTCGCCCAGTGCGACTGGCTACTCTCCGATGCCGGACAACGGAAAATCCTCTCCCTGATTGAAAAAGACCAACCTCTGATCTGAAGCGTAACCTACTGCCCTGTATAGGGTCCGAAACACCAAACTTTTCCTGTCTGATACCTGCCATGAGCTACGCCCGACTACTTGAGCAAAAGCGCCACGTCTACGACGACGCCGGTTTTGAACCCCTGTTTATGCCGTCGAAGCTTTTCGACTTTCAGCAATCGCTTGTCCGGTGGGCGGTGCGAAAGGGACGGGCCGCGATCTTCGCCGACTGCGGGCTTGGTAAGTCGGCGATGCAAATGACATTCGCCGCCAACGTAGTCCGCAAGACAAATGGCCGGGTGTTGGTCCTGACTCCGCTGGCCGTCGCTTCTCAGATGGTTGAAGAGGCGGCAAAGTTTGGGATTGACGCTCACCGGTCCAACGATGGGACGTGCCCGGCTGGGGCAAAGATTCTCGTGACCAACTACCAACGCCTCCACTATTTCAACGCCGCCGATTTTGTCGGGTGCGTTGCCGATGAATCGTCTATCCTCAAAAACTGCGACGGCGTGACACGGGCGCTGGTGACGGACTTCATGCGCAAGATGTCTTACCGACTCCTTTGCACGGCGACGCCTTCACCGAATGACCTGATCGAGCTTGGAACATCCAGCGAAGCCCTTGGCTACATGGGATTCAACGACATGCTGGGGACGTTTTTCAAAAAAGACGCCGATCGCAAGACCAACAGCCGCAAGGATGAATTCCGTTCCGGTGTCTGGCGCTTCCGGGGCCATGCCGAAGATCACTTTTTCACGTGGGTCTGCTCATGGGCGCGGGCCGCGCGCAAGCCGTCTGATATTGGATTCTCGGACGATGCGTTCGCCCTGCCTCCGCTCATCACTCGGGAAACCGTAGTGCGAAATGATTCGCCGCTTCCCGGGATGTTATTCACCATGCCCGCCGTGGGATTGAGCGAGCAACGCCAGGAGCGCCGCCGGACGCTGGAGCAACGGTGCGAGTCCGCTTCCCGACTGATCAACGCTCACAACGAATCTGCGGTGGCGTGGTGCTATCTCAATGATGAAAGTGCTGCGCTCAAAGCCGCCATCCCTGGCGCGGTCGAAGTATCCGGGAGCGATAGCATGGAATCCAAAGAGGAGTCCTTTATGGCATTCGCTCACGGTCAGATTCGCGTGCTGGTCACGAAGCCAGAAATTGCCGGGTTCGGCCTCAACTGGCAGCACTGCGCCCATCAAACCTTTTTCCCGTCGCACTCCTTCGAGCAGTTCCACCAAGCCATTCGGCGATCGTGGCGATTCGGCCAAAAGAATCCCGTGACGGTGGACATTATCGCGAGCGAAGGAGAACGCGGCGTTCTCGCCAACCTCATGCGCAAGGCGGATAACGCCGAGATCCTTTTCGCCAACCTCGTTTCACTCATGGGCGAGGCGAACTCTGTCACTAAATCCACCCAACACACAACCACCACCGCAATTCCATCATGGCTGTAATCGACCAACATATCACCGACCGCTTCGCCCTCTACAATGGAGATTGCATCGAGGTCATGTCTGACATGCCGAAAGCGTCGCTAGACCTCTCGGTGTATTCCCCTCCATTCTGCGCCCTTTACACGTATTCGAATGATCTCCGCGACCTTTCCAACTCACGCAACTACAAGGAATTCTTCGAACACTACGAATACGTGGTTGAGCAAATTGCCAGGATCACCAAGCCGGGTCGCTGCACGGGAGTTCACGCGATGGATGTCCCGGATTCGTGCAACCTAGGGAATTTCTTAACGGACTTCCCAGGTGACATTATCCGGCTCCATCAAAAGCACGGGTTCCAATACGTGGCCCGCCATCATATCTGGAAGGAGCCGCTTGCGGTGCGAAACCGCACGATGGCCAAGGGCTTGGCTCACAAGACGGTCTGCGTTGATTCATCCTTGTGCGATGTCGCCGGGGCGGATTACCTTTTGATGTTCCGCCGTGACGGCAAAAATCAAGTGCCAGTCGTTCACGAGCGAGGGTTGCTCAAATACTACGGTACCGATCAACCCCCGCATGATCTTCACCACCTGCGCGGGATGGAGGGCGACCAGAAACTCAACCGGTTCTCCCACTGGTGTTGGCGGCGCTATGCGTCCTCGTCCTGGCATGACATCGACATCTCCAACGTCTTGCCCTACGAGGCGGCGCGGGATGCCGAGGACGAGAAACATGTTCACCCTCTCCAGCTTGACGTGATCGCCCGATGTATCGAACTCCGCAGCAACCCCGGCGAGATTGTGTTCACCCCTTTCATGGGCGTCGGCTCCGAGGTTTATCAGGCTGTCGTGATGGGACGGAAAGGAGTCGGCGCGGAACTCAAGCCCTCCTACTACCGGCAGGCCGTCAAAAACATCGACGCCGCTGGCGAACGTCGGGACCAAGAGGAGATGCCGCTTTTCGCATCTCAGCCCGCATGATGCCGTTTGCAACATCCGGCAGTTACGACAATACTGATGAACACACGCGAGACAATTGAATGGATCTCGGCATTCGACGAAAAGCCGGACGCTGAAATGAAGGTTGTTGTCCTGGACGATTTGGACGACCTTTGGTTGGGTTTTTGGGACGGAAGCGAATGGTGGATCTATGCCGATACCGGAGCCGTTACGGTGTTATCGGACGGCGGCGGCATCATGGCGTGGGCGGCTGTGGAGGGGCCGCGTCATGCCTGACATTGACGATCCGAACGACGAATACCCAGCCGGAGGCTGTCTGGACTGGCTGGAGCGAAATTACCCTTCGTTGCTCTACATGTTGATCGACGAACCGTGTGATGGGTGCGACGGAGGCATCTATCGACTGCACAATGGCGACGGGATGGAAACGCCCAGTGCATGGGTGATATGCGATCGCTGCGACGATGTGAAGCTCGGTTCATGAAGTCTCAAATAATCACGATCCAGGGCCAACCCGTTCCTCAGAAGCGCCATCGATCCGTCAGGCTCGGTGGCGGTCTGAGAATTTACGATCCGAGCGCGGCAGAAAAGAAGCGATTTGCCGCGCTTGCGATCGCGGGTGGACTCACAACCTGGCATGGTCCGCTCCACGTACAATTGGAGTTCGGCATGGTCCGACCAAAAACGCATTTTCGGAATGGCATCCGTCGCGAAGATGCGCCCAGCTCGCCAACCGGACGGCCGGACTTGGATAACCTGATTAAATTCGTCCTGGATGCACTCAACGGCCTAGCCTGGCCCGACGATTCAGCCGTTGTCTCAATCAGCGCCACAAAGATTTATCTGTATGAACCTCAAACCTATCTGAAAATTACACAAAAATGAACTACGAAATGCCAAAAAACATGCCAGCGGACCAGTTGGCTATCCTAACCGAATGCCGAATCCGCGCTTTTTTCTGGGCGCGGGAGGCCAACCGTAATTTCCTTGCCAGCCATCACGTGCGCGACTTGATCGTCTCCTACGAGGACGCCTCCGGGCAACGGATCGAGCTGACCGGAGACCAACACCAATTGACCGTTCGTCGTCAACCTGCGTCCGAATGAACGCCGACCCGAGCATGGATCCATCGACGATCCATACCGCTATAGTCCATGTCGACATTGCCTTTGAAGCGGGCGAATTGGCCTTTTCGAGGGCCGAATTCGCGAAGTACGAAAACCTCTGCTGGCGCGCTGGAGAGGATGATTATGAGCCGACTTGCGCGGACTACGAATTGCTGACCTCCCTCCTTGAGAGGATCCCGCCATTTCCGATTGGGCGGAATTGAAGACTTTTTGATTTTTTGAGCTAATAGCTCAGTTTGTAGCTGAGCTATTAACTGAATGAATGAAAACGTATGAACTGGATCAACATTCGGACCGAATTCCTCCAAGGCGAGGTTTTTCGTGGCTGTGAACCAACCGATCGGGCTACCTGGTTGTGCATTCTTGGCTACTGCCACTCGCAGGAAAATCACGGTGTTCTCGTGAACTGTCGTGACTGGCCGGACCGCAAGTGGCAGCAGGTCGTGGCTGTCACAAAGGAGGAGGTCAATCGGGTATGCGGTTTGTGGCTTTGGGACGGCGACGACCTTGTCGTGCGCGAATACCCGGTTGAAAAGCAAGCGGAAATTGCAGCCAAGCGGGAAGCCGGAAAAAGGCGGGCAGCTAATCGCTGGAACACTAAGGAAAACCCTAGCTCTGGCGATAGCTCAGCTACAAACTCAGCTGGCGGCGGCGACGATAGCTCAGCTACTAGCTTCAACGCTCAGGAGCTACATGCGGAAAGAGAAGGAGAAGGAGAAATAGAGATAGAGAGTGTACGCGCGGATGCGAGAGCAATTGAACAGATCCAGAAATCGCTGATGGGTTACTGCTCGGCTGCCGAGAAACGATTTTCGCAACCGGCGCTTGTTTCCGCCGTTCGTTTGGTGCAAAGTGGCGCCGTTAGTGCCATGGAACTCGTCGAAAAGCTCGATCAGATCAGCGAAGTTGCCCGGAAAAATCGGAAACCGGACAAACGTTTTTTGCCGTCGGTCTACGACCTGGTTGAGCTTGAACAGTGGCGCTCCCCCCTTGAGGCGTTCTCGGTGGCGCCCTCCGATCGATCGCTCACTTTTCCCGGATCCGGCCAGACCGCGACCGGAAAACGGCAGCGGTGGCAGGTCGAGAGAGATCTCCAATCCGCGAGGGATCAGCTAGGCAACGTTCGGGAACGGCTCTCGAACTACGAAATGGTCCGAGTCTCGGAGGATCCAGAAGTTCCTGAGCGAAAAACGCTCAGGCGGAAATATACGCCCGGGGCCCAGGCTGAGATCGATCGATTGAAAATTCGGGTCGCGGAACTGACCGCTGAGCTAAAAACGGCATGAACTCCTACGAGGCGACCCAGTCCGACAGGGATCGCGAATACAGGGACGCCTATTCCGCATGGGTAAGCTCGCTCGAACCGGAGGAGCTGCGGGAACTGGAGCGGTTGGGGGTCGCCGAACCATCGATCCCGGGCCGCGCCGGAGGATGCCTCTCCGGCGATGCGGCTGACTCTCCGGCGGCTCGATGCGAGGCTCAAGAAGTCACAGAGTCAGAGCCCGAAACCGATGACCGGCTCCATCATGTTATTCGGCGGATGGTCGGCGAGCTACTGCACGACTCCAACCCTCGGCTCTCGCTCGAATGCCTGGCCCTGGTCACCGGCCTAGCCTACCTCGGCGACTCGATGACCGAGATCGGCAGGCGCCACGGCGTGACACGGGCGGCGGTCAGCAAACGATGCGTCGCTCTCACCCTGACCCTGGGCCTGCCTCCCTCCCGGGCTATGCGTTCGCTAGCCGCGAGAGACGCCTACCGGGCTGCTCGCACAAACAATTTGACTTAATTGTAAGGCCACATTAAACGATTGCCGTGCTCACTGCCCCGAAAATTAACGCCTCTAGGTTGGGCCTCAAATTCGATGGAGATCTCGACTACCACGAGTGGCTCGCGATCGCTCCGCAGATCGGCGAGATCGCTCAGTCTGTCGGATTCGTGGTCGGTGACTGGCTCGTTTACGGCCAGGACCATTTCGCATCCGCGGTCGGGAAAATCCCAGCCGCCGTCATCGATGACGCGGTTCGGATCACCGGCATTGATCGCTCAACGCTCCTGAACTACGCGTACGTTTCGCGAAAGATTCCCACCAGATCCCGCACCGCCACCCTCAGCTGGGAGCATCACAAGGTCGTCGCCAAACTGCCCCCCGTTGAGCAACGTGAATGGCTTGACGCTGCGGCTCAATCGGTTTCGGCTGGCACCCCGGTTTCAACTCGCGCCCTTCGTCGCTCGATCAACTCGGGTCGCATGTTGGAACCGGAGGAAACTCGCCAACCGGAGTCCGACAAATCCATCGACAACCATATTCCGTGGGTCAATCGCCTCGTCGGCTGGTGGTCCCGGGTCAAGTCGTCCGGCTGGCTTGACCGGGCAGCAAGCTCGCAACGTGCCGCCCTCAAGCGGGACTTGGAACCAATCATCACGATCTACAACGAACTCTGACATTCTTGGCGGTCTAAAGCGGTCTAAAGCGGTCTATCATAACAATCTACAATGAACTCTGAAATTTTTCTCGAACGCACGACTTCGGCAATTGCCGAACTCGTAACTTCTCACTGGGCCACGGTCCTTGATTCCCGCGGTGACGATGGCCAAGCCAGTTTCGGCCTTCGGGTCAAAATCGAGGACGGAGATCCGGCGCGGATCAGGGCCTCCATTCGAGTCTCCGGGCCCTCCATGAGCGATCAGATTGAAGTCGTCGTCCATGACAACCCGTAAATGCGAAAGCCGCTCCCAAGGAGGCGGCCTTGCGTCCCGGTGACCTGAGCGCCGGGAGGGATGTGAAGAAATTCTAACGCACCCAACGGAAATCGTCAATGGCTGAAAAACTAACAGAGCGCGGGGTCGCGATGACCGTCGAGACCCAGAGGGCGAAGAACATGGAGCTGGCGGCTCAGCTGGCCGCCGAAACCCGTCGCCGGGAGGAAGCTGTCAAGGCCTTGGAGAAATCGCGCGCCGCCAGCCGGAAAAAACGCCCTGCCCTGCCGAAGGCTCCGAGGCTGAAGGGCGACCTAGTCGAGGTTACCACCGGCGACTGGCACGGGAACAAGATCGATCCATCGGGGTTTTCGGCGTTCATTGCTGACCTCAAAATGATCCAGCCCGATCGTTTGATCCTCGGCGGAGACATCCTCGATTGCGGCGGGTTCCTCGCCGAACACCATACGCTCGGCTACGTCGCCGAGAGTGCCGACAGTTACGAGGATGACGTGGCGACCGCAAACGGTCTGCTAGATCAGGTGCAGCCGTTTTCCTCGGAAATTCACTATCTTGAGGGAAACCATGAATGGCGGGTGGAGCGATGGGCCTTGGGCCAAAAGTTGAGCCACGCAAGAGACATTGAACTGCTCCGCCGAACATTCGCAGCCGAGCATGTTCTCGGCTTAGCTGATCGCGGGATTCGTTACTATCGATCCGGCGAAACCCACGGAGATTCGCACGTGCCCGGTTGGGTGCGATTTGATGACGTTTGGTTTGTTCATCGATTGTCGAGATCCGCAAACTCTGCTCGGGCAGCCGTGCAGTCAGCGGCCGCAAACGTCGTCTATTTCGACACGCACAGAGCGGACTATCTGCCTGTTAGGAAAATCGGAACGGGCCACATCGCGGCCTGGAACCCGGGCTGCCTGTGCCGCTTCCAGCCGCTTTATTGCCAGACTCGACCGACCGAATGGACGCATGGTTATTTAGTTCGGTGGATCAGCCGGACCGGGAAATTTTTGATGATCAATGTTCCGATCATTGACGGAGTAAGCCTCGGATCGTCGATTTTCAGCAAATGACCGCAAATCAAAACCTCGTGCGCCACGCGCAACTCGCTCCTGATGAAGTTCCCGACGGTTGGAGAACCGTGCGGCAGATCGCGAACGACGAGAAGATCTCTCGATGCTGGGCGAGTCAGCTGCTCAACCGGTGCGTTGAGCAACGAACCTGGGAACGAGCGGTTTACCGAATCCGAGTGGGCGAATTCGTTCGGGCAACTCCGCATTTTCGACCCGTATCTGCTCAAAAAGGCATATGAGCGGTTGTCAAAAAAAATCTCTCACAAAATTTCAGGATGGGCGCCAAGGCTCGGGCGGACTTTCAGCCAGCCTAATAGATTCCTTTTTTCTGCGCCAGAAATGGCCGAATTTCGAGGTTTTCGACCAAAATCGACTCACGGTAGCAGACAGCCATGAACCATTCCAAAAATACCCTTCCTGCTCGTTTTTTGATTATGAAACCAATTGAACACCTGTCCTGGCTCATTTTAGTCGCCATTGTCGGCGGTTCCGTCGCCATCGCAGTTTCCGAATTCTGGCGACTCGGCCAAATCCTTCAGGAGGCCGCACGATGAAACCGATCCGCATCAAAATCAATTTGTCGAAGCTCGACAAGACGGCTTTTTTCGAAAGCCGATCCGGCGACAAGTGGCTGAACTTGGTAGCCTGGCCGACAAGGGAAAGCCGTTACGGCGAAACGCACAGCCTCAAACAGAGCTACCCAGCCGGAGATGAACGCGCAAAAGGATCGCCGTTCGTTGGATCGCTGACCCTGCCAGACACCCAGCCATCTACCCGGCCAGTAAACCAGCCAATCCCGTTCGACCAACCGCCCGAAACCGATGACATCCCGTTCTGAAATGAGCTACCGAATCGAATCCAAATACAAGGGAGAATGGGTCAAGGTCACGTCCGCATCGGCTACCATGTATTTCGGAGTTGTTGGCAACCGGGACTACATCAAACTGCAAGGCGAGAAACGCCCGTTCTGGGAGTTTCTTGATGAGCAACCTTCCGGGTGGTTGACCTCCCTCACCTATCGGCGCAAAGACCTCCCTACGGGCAAGCCGATGATTTACGACTGCGGGGCGTGGTCCTACAAAGACGACGAGATTCCCCCGGTGAATTCGGAACAGGTTGCAGCGCTCTATGCTGCGCACGCACCTGCGGGTAGCATGGTAATTGCCCCCGACCACATGCTAATTGAGGGTTCCGATGTCGAGTATCGCCGCGCATGGAATGCCGACCAAGCCAAACTGTTCCTCGGTGATTGCCCGCCTGGTATGAATGCCATGGCTTGCGTCCACGGCATGAACCTCGACGAACGGGTCGAACACGCGAAATGGTTGGTCTCCATCGGCTACCGATACATTGCTATCGGAGGTCTCGCAGCCCGTGCAAGCCAGAAAAAACTCGTGGTCTCATGGGTCCGTGCGATTCGCGATGCGGTCCCTGACGTGTGGTTGCACGTCCTCGGCTTGTCCTCGCCGGACTTCATGAAGACGTGGAACGAGATCGGCATCCAGTCCGCTGACGGTAGCTCCCACTTTAAACAGGCTTTCACCGGGGGCGCATTCTTCACTCAGAACGGCGCAAAGTTGACGAAGCGTTCGGCGGCACGCACTCGGGATGGTGAAACGGTTCCCGAGGATATGGTCTCGTGCGACTGCAAGGCGTGCTCCGTCCTTCGCGGAGAAGGCGTGGACACTCGGTCCTATGGATCGAACGAGCACAACATGGGGCGAGCGGCCCACAATCTCAACATGCTCATGAGGGCGCAAAAGGAAGCGATGCACCGCAAGCTGGTTCTTGTGGCGTGTTGCGGACCGAAGCTCAAGGGCCGTCACCGAGCGGAGGACATCTATCAATCCGACCTTTTCCGCAAGTCGGCAGCATGGGCCAAACAGAATGGCGACGACTGGGCGATCCTGTCCGCACTTCATGGGGTCGTCAGTCCGTCAACGGTAATCGAAGGCTACGACGTGACGCTCAACGAGATGCCGGTGATTCACCGTAAGGCATGGGCCGAAACCGTGCGGACGCAACTTGCCGGGAGGATCGGCGACGAAATCGTCGTTCTTGCTGGCAACCGTTACTGCGAATGGATCACCGACGAGTTCAAGACCTACCGTCCGATGCAAGGTCTTGGGATCGGTCAGCAACTCCAATGGCTCACCCAAAACACCAACAGATACGACCATGAAAACGACAGTCTTCAAATGCTTCTCCTTTAGTGCGGCCCATCACCTCGACATTCCGGGGCATCCATGCAGCAAGACGCACGGACACAACTACACCCTGCGGATCGAAATCACCGGAGAACGAAAAGCGAACGGGTTTGTGATCGACTTCCACGACATCAGGTCGGTCGTCGCTCCGTTGGTCGAAATGTTGGATCATTCGCTTTTGAATGACCTGGTTCCCGACACGACGGCAGAAGGACTTTGCGAATGGTTCCTTGACAAACTCGACGGAATCCTTCCAGGTATCTCGCGGATTGAAGTCAGGGAGACAGACTCATGCGGAGCGTTTATCACCCTCTGAGTGTAATGCGCGAAAATTGCAGGTTAAGCCAATCCCGATTACAGAAACCTACATTAAATGAGTTGGCACTATTTGCAGGAGGGGGTTTTCGTCCGTTCCGCCGAGGGCAACGCCATGTTTCGGAGAACGTCCAGGATCAGACACGCGAACCCAAAACGAAGATATGACACCAGACCCCATAGAGCGTTGTCTGCATCCTAAAGAAAACCAAACCTAACTTTAATGAATCAGCCATACACTTACAAGGCTCAAATCGCCCGGGTCGTTGACGGAGATACCGTCATTGCCGATATCGACCTTGGCATGGATCTCTGGCGGAAAAACGTCCGGCTGCGGTTGGCCGGAATTAACGCGCCGGAATTGGAAACGCCACAGGGCGAAGCAGCTGCCATCGGACTTCGGGAGATGTTCGAGCAGGGCCGGGATCAGGTTTTGATCTCGACCCAAAAAGACCGCTCCGACAAATACGGCAGGCTGCTGGCAACCATTTATGTTTCCGGCGGAACTTCCGTCAATCAGCGGATGATCGATCTGGGCCATGCCGTGAAAATGTAACGGGCGAACCTTTTTCGGATCCGCCCGCCCGTCCATATTGGCTGCGATTAAATTAGCTCGTCGTCGCGTCACTGGACGCATCCGAGAATTTGTTTGCGCCCATCAGGTCCCGGCAAAGGGCCAGCATAGCCAGCCAGGCCTCCCGTTTGATTTGGATTTTTCCGCGCTCCCGAAGGCAGATGGTGGCGGTCGTCAACCCCAGCAATTTGGCAACCTCGAGCTGGCTTCCCAATAGTTTTCGAAGTAGCAAATAATGCTCCGCCGAAATTTCGCTCCATTCATGTAGGTCGATAGTCATGCTGAAACATTTGAGCGAGTTCCGCTTTTTGCAACAAAAAACCAAAAAATGCAATTTCTTGTTGCGCGCACGAAAAAATTACGTATTGTCCGAATCGTGACTACGAATCGCATCCTCAGGGTGCATTGATACAACCAACGATAAACTATGAAAAGCATTATTAACGGTGTGCGGTATAACACAGAAAACGCTACGCGAATTTGTGCCGGGTGGCATAGTCATCGCACTGATTTCTCCCACTGGGAGGCTACGGTTTATCGGACACCGAAATCGGGCAGGTTTTTCATTGCCGGACTCGGGGGTCCGCTCTCTCGGTTCGCCCGTTCGCTTGACGGGAACACGCGGACGGGAGGTGAGGCAATCATCCCCCTGTCCGAAGAGGAGGCTTTCCAGTTTGCGCAGCACCACGGCACGCAGGAAGAGGTGGAATCGTGTTTCAGCCATTTGATTGACGATTGACCGGCCTCGCGAGGGTGCATTAATGCCAAACGACAAATTATGAAAATTTTGCACACTTGGTTCGAAGAGGACGGCGGCGATGAATTGGGCTGGGCCGTATTTTCGAAAAAAAAATTAGCTGGTGAGGATTGGAGAATCCCGGCCGGATGGATAGTCTGCGAGACGGCTGACAATGAAAACGAAACCGAGGGGATCTGCCTAACCAGGAAAACCAAATGAAGCGGATACTCCAATCAACGCAGCAGAAAATCGTCAGGGACATCCTCAGGCGCGAAACCATCGCCTTGGTCAAGCGAAAACCCGGCCACACGACCGGAGATCTCGCCTACGGATGGTTCCAAGCCATCCGGCCATGGCGCAAGATCGGGCGGATAGAAGCCGCACTCAGACTGGGAGAAATCCTCCGGGAATTGGAGGTCGAATGCGTCGTGCGACGCGAGGATCGGAAATGGTATCCGATTTCATGAGCGAAGTTCCAAACGCAGTCTTCCCGACCGACAATCTGGCGGAGGTTCCAACCCTCCGCCTGGCTCTACAGGCCGATGCGATCGATCAACCATTTTTGCCGTGGGGCGGCGAGTCCAAACACTGGCGAATTTCGCGTCAATCGGCCTTTCGCGGCACCTGGCATTTCTACGTTGCGGACAAATATTTCAGTGCGCTAAAACGCGAGCCGGATCTGCCAATGAGGACATCGGCTCCGACGTTGGTCGAGCCGAATTTTTCGATAGGCGACTCCACGCCGCACTGGCTCGGGCTGCACGAAATTGGATGGAAGCGTTGGATTGCGCGTTACTGGCAGGCCCAGGGTCGCCGGATTTTGGTCGACCTTCATGTGCCAGCGAAATTCCAGATGACGAACCTCATCGGCGTTCCAGCCGGATGGAACGCGTATGCGACCCGAGCCGCCGAAACTCGGATCGCCGATCTCGAAAACGAGCATATGCTGGCGATGGCGCACGCCGAGGTCGATGATCCCTCGGAACTGGTTTTTGCCGTCTACGGAGGTGGAGATCGCGTTCGGGATTGGTGCCGCCGCCGCTCAGCGGAATGGATTCCGGCGACGGGACGGGGCCGCCCGTCATAAGTCCGGGAAGGTTAGTCCGGGGTCTGCAATTTGATTCCGCAACTTACGATAGACCCTTAGCTGGTCACTTAAGGTTGTCTGAATGTTATGCTGCCTGAGGAAATTGATGCTTTGTTTTGACAAAAAAGCGGCCTGAACTGTTTGATACCCAATTTCGCCCGCCAAAAAAACCAACCTTGCTTGTTTTGCGGCGATTTCCGGCTGATCGCCGCCATCAAGGGCGGCTCGAAACTCCTGGGAGGCGACAACCTTATCCTGATTTAGCGTGGTCAATTCCCTCAAGGCGTCCTCGACAAGACCTGCAAGTCGCGCGGCCTCGCCTAACACGGCGACGCTCGATCCCTCGGGGTTGACAGGCTCCCGACCGGGCAAACCTACGCCCGCAGTCTTGTTCGATCCCATGACTACCGACAGCCCGAGTCAACCAGCCGCGCCGCTTGATATTGAATGGCCGACGGACAACCCGCTTGAGCTTCCGACGCTCCGACTCGACCGCCAGGCCTTGGCTATCGTCGCGCCGATGGCCTGCTGGGGAACGGTCCGGAGGCGGGATCAAAACAACGTCAACTCGTGGCATTTTTACACCGACGATTACCGGTTCAGCCGACTCTGGAGTCATCCGCAGGATGTCGTCGCGACCGGAGCAAAAATTTGCGTCGAGCCCAATTTCTCGGCTCTCGACTCGATGCCGTTCCCAGTCGGATGGAACAACCTCTACCGAAAACGATGGGTGGCTCGATGGTGGCAGGATCAGGGAATAGATGTCATCGCCGATCTCTACGTCGGAGCGAAATACCAATCGCACAACTGGATGGGCATTCCGCAAGGTTGGCGTGCCTACGCAACCCGAGGGAGCGCGGAGGATCCCGAGGCGACCGTCTCTCTATTTTACCGAGCATCCGAGCATGCAGGAACGGATCAGATCCTATACTACGTCTACGGCGGCGGCATCACTCAAGCCCGCGTCCTCCGCGATGCCAAAATCCCGGTTGTGCTCTCCGACTACTACCGGGACCATGACGCAAGGGTTTGGCTCGCAACCAACGGAGCCGCCGATCCAGTTCCTCGGTTGACACTCCTCGCCGACTAGTATATGCCCGCACCCGTAATCGACTCGACGACGTCCGTCCTCGCCTGGCAACGAGGCCGATACTATGCTTTTCAGCCCGCTCTGGTCGGCACTTCATCTGCCGCCGATTCGTGGACGATCGCCAGCGGAAGCCTCCCGACCGGAGTTTCGATCGACGAGGGTTCCGGCCTCATTTCCGGCGTCGTTTCGACCGAGGCGCAAGGCTCGATTTGGGTGGCCCAGCTAGTCGCGACCAATGGCAGCGGGCCGTCATCTCCGGTCCGCCTGACGTTCGGCGTCGAATACCCTGAGGTGGAGATCGATGGCGCAATTCATTGCGTTTTCGATTTAGACTCCGGTGCCGTCGCGTTTCGCGGGTTGGATCAGGTTTCCGACGATGGCCTGGCTGTCGTTCATTGCAAAGCCAATGACCAATTCCCATTGTCGGTCCAATTCGTCCGGCGCGAGCAGATCGTCGAGCTTCCTATTGTCGAACTGTCCATCGCTGGCAAAATCAACGAGCCCGAGCCTGCTGTCGCATTGCAGGCGGCAGGCGACGACGTCATCCTACAGGTTGGATCCGGCGAGACTACCCGCTACATTATTTGGGTCGATTTGACCTCTGCTGCCCTTGATTCCGCTCTCTACGATTACGAGGATGACGACGGAACAAACGTTAGCCTGTTGGCGGAAATTCGGGCCGAATATACCGTCGACCTCGGTGAGGAATTAACCCGGACCGCCAACCGTTCATCTCTCAATTTCTGGCTGGTATTGCACCGCGACCTCGCATGACGACGATTCCCGCCAAGCTTCATTTTCCATATGCTCTCCGGGTTCTCCGGGCAGGCCATGCTGTGCGCCGGGTCGGCTGGACGGATCGGTGGTGGATCTGGCGGGGCGGGATCGTCATCCAGATTGAGGCAGGCGAACCAAACGCTCCGGTGCGATCGATCGATTACGATGCCGATGACCTGCTAAGCTGGGACTGGACGACCCTGCCAGTCGATTGCGAGCTGCTGACGAAGGAGCCGGACATGCAGGAACTGATGACGATCCGACCGTATGATGGCCTGCCCGACTCCGCCGATCCGCTCGGATTGGGCTGCAACCTTCCAACCATTGAATCAATTCGGAAATGATCAAGCCGCCGAAAATTTCCGGTCGCCGGGTCGCAGTTACGTTTTCGCGGCCTGCGTTTCCTCCCGGGCCTGCGATTCCCAAAGCGAGCTGGCCTTCGGTTGTTTGGACGCCGCGCCGGGATCGCGGACGTCCTTACGAGCCCCTGGTGCCTCCGCCGACTCCTCCGCCTCCGCCCGCTCCGCTCTCTGCGGTCATAACAATGACCCGAGCCTGCGTTGATGAACTGCCGATCACCTATCCGTATAGCGCAACGTTTTATCGAAGCGAGGAATCCGAACTCCCGCCGTTCGTTACGCTCAATGGAGGAATCGCGGGCGCGCCGTACATTTTACGGCTGTATTGGCACCGGTTCGTTGGCGACAACCTCACAGAAGAGATCATCTGGTCCGAAACAATTGTTCGGACAGGCGGGTCGCAGATTGTTAATTTCGCGGAGGAAGGCTCGGCCTTCACTCGGACATTCGACGGTCCTGTCGGGCAGACTTTTCTCAACGGATCAACGAGTGTAGCGCCGCTTTATTTTGAGGTATTCTCAAGCGCGGGCCGGGTCCTGACGCTATTCCCATTTGTGCCGCACGTTGAATGCGGAGTTGCGCCAAGCTCAACTCCGCCTCCAAGTTCGACTCCTCCTCCGAGTTCGACTCCTCCTCCGAGTTCGACTCCTCCTCCGAGTTCGACTCCTCCTCCATCCTCGACTCCTCCTCCATCCTCGACTCCTCCTCCATCCTCG